GCTCCGTCGTTGGTGATGACCACATCTCCTGATGGGTCCACTAGCATCTTGTCGGCTCCTTCTGGACCGAGCGTGGATCTTACGGTTTCAGCGACGGCCTTAGCCGCCGCGATGTTGTTGCTCTGGGCGGGCTTCCCCCTGATTCGCTCCGTCCCCTCCTTCATTATGAATATCGGTTGGTTGCCTTGTGGCACGTTGTTCATAACGTCGGTGCTGACAGGATTGACATTTAATCCCGCCGACCTTATCTCAGGATTTCCTTGACTTTGACATAGAGATAGAGCCACAGCAAAGCGACTCCTCCCCACGCGCTCATGCTCTTGATTAAGTCCCAATTCGCCTCTGCTTGCTCTGGACTGGTCGCCATTACCTCAAGCATCCTCAGTCTCTCCCCACGTCCTGCAATAGAAGCACAATGAGGCGGGCGATGGACTCCAGTTAGAGCAACCGGGCTTGTTGCATTGACACGCCCTATACATGATACATACTCCCTTGATTGTATAGGATAGTCCAGTCGATCGCAACCACGAACAGGGGGATTAGCAGGGGGCGACTCGACTGAACCATCGACCCCACAGACTGGTGTATCGTTATGAATCCTTACTAGGGTAGCCGCCTGACCAGAGGGTAATCGAAGTGACAGCAGGTCTTGCACACCCACTCCTCCCCTTCCTCTAGGCCACCATGGAGGACGGTCCAACAGTCGTAGCACACTATCCTCCCCGGCAACTCTCCCTCTGCCTCTGGATGCTCGCATCCCTCATCCACGCGGCCACAGTCCGGGCATGGTTCGCCGTCCTTCCAACGTGGCTTATCCAGAACCTCGACTCCCTCTATCTCCTTCGCGGCGTCGGCCCATGATGGCAGATCAGTCATTCCTCCTCCTCCTTCCATGCGCTTCTTCCTCTTTTGGCTCTTAGGATTGCTTTCTGCTCTTTGTGTGGTAACTCCTCGATGGTGTATCCCAAGCCGTGGCAACAGGAACATATTCGCTTCCTAGCCAGACCCAAATTGAGTCTCCTCTGGAGATACTCTATCTTTCTCTCGCGCCACGCGCTACGCTTCGATTTCCTTGGCTTCCACTCCTCGCTGAAATAGCCCTGCTTTGTCATTTGTTAGACCTCCATCTCGACATGGTAATCCATGAGTCCTCGTCCTTGGGAATGGCGTTGCGGGATATGCACCTGAAATCACGCTTGACGGCAGTCTCCTCATGGGCTGAATAGCACCCCTCTGCCGCCTCCAGACTGTCGAACTCAGCCGTGACCGTAGCCATGGCCCCATCCTCGTTCAGAATCTCTCCTATGACGCGATATGACGGCTCTATTGACTCATCGACTGCTATGATGAAGGTGAACTCGATCGGCTCGCTCATCATGCTCCCTCGACCCTCTCTCTGTATAAATCCTCTATCCACTCACTCGTCATCCTCTAGGTTCTCGTCCTCGTAGTCGGTCGCCCTCTGCATACCTGCCTGTATCTGGTCAGCCATCTTGATGTGGCCCACAACCAAATCTAGCCTAGCGAACTCCTTCCCGACCCATGTCATGGGGCCGGTCATGGTATGGCCTGTCAGAGGGTGCGTCATGGTCACGATCCTGTCCTCTATGTTCAGAACCATGACCCTGCCATCAGCGAGCGTCATGCGCTCCTCTATGACCACCTCCATGTCCTCGTCGAACTCCGTTGGCGTCCACTCCTCGGTCATTCTTCCAACCTCCTGAAAACTGCATACATTCTCTCTTTTGTGAATCCATTCCATCCACACGGGAGCGTTCTATGCGAGATACCTGTTCTCTTCTTCATGCCCGCGCTCGCTTTCTTAGCGTATTCCAATGTCTTGGGTTGGGTGACTCTTTGGTATTTCACCCCGTCAATAGTGCTGAATCTTCTGGGCATTATGCTTCCATC